GTCGTGGGCGGCAGCACTTGCAGGGCCGCCGGCAGACTGCCGGTACCGCGCAGTAGCAGCCAGTAGGCATTGCCGTGCAAGGCCAGCCAGGAGGCCGTCTGCAAGCGCAGCTGGTAGCCGTCGTCATCCGTGTTGACATACTCCAAGAGCTCGCCCAGCGGGTGCCCGTCCACCTCGGACCACTCCGCATTGCGCCCCGTGCCCTTGCGCTGCTCCACGATCAGGGGCGCTTCGGCGACCGCGTGACCAATCCGGTTGACGCAGGCATAGACCCAGGCATTGAGCGAGTATCCCTGCACGTGCGTGCTATCCGACAGCAGCGGCACGTGCTCACCGCCCACCACCAGCGGCAGCAGTTGCGAGGAGGTGGAGGCCGAGGCCAGGGCCTTCGCCATTGCCCAGGTCTCACGCCGGTTCTGCAGCCAACTCAGCAGGCCCATAGTCCCCTCCCGGTGGTGTGCTTGCGGCTAGAGTACATAGGCCTCTACAGGCCGGTGAGCTAAGAACCCCATGACACCGTAGCGCAGGGCATCCATGGCGTGATCATTGACCTTCTCGGGCTGGTCGGCGCGCACTACCCCGTCGCGCGTTTGCTTCCAGCAGTAGGACCGCAACTCACCGATCAGCTTGGGGCAGGAGGGCGATATGTAGAGCGTCTGCGCCTGCAACCGACCGCCGACCGCCGCGATACCGGGCACAACCTCGTTCACCGCGCGGGTCGCGTTGACGCCAGCCCGTTGGAAGGCCGCGATGTTGCCCGGCTCCGAGGGGTCGCAAAACCACTGCGCCACCCCGTACTCCTGCGTCAGTCGCGCCGCCTCCGCCGCCCACCACTCTATCGACCGCTCGGTCTCATAGACCTCGCGTCGCGCCCAGATGCAGCCCTCGGTATCCATCCCCAGCACCAGCAGCACGCCGGGGTTCGTCCAGCCCCAGTCCACCGCCCCGATCACGGAGGCCCAGGTCGTGCCCGCAGGCGGGTCGGCCACGTGGCGCTCCGAGTCAAACTGCGGGTAGACCAGGCCCTCGAAGGCCACGTACTCGCCGAGGGCCTCCTGTCGCCAGATCGGGCTGCCGACCCCGAGCTCGCGGTCGATGCGCTCGAAGTAGTCCTCGGGCAAGGTCGGGTTGTCGCGGTTGGTCGCCCGGATGACCTCCAGCCCCTGCCGACTCTGCGACAGGTGCGAGTAGGTCCAGTGGGCGGTGCCTTTGGGGGTAAAAGTGAAGGCCACCTGACGCGGCCCTTGCGGGTCCGAGAGGCGGCCTTGTAGGTACTCGTAAGCTTGTCGCGACCACAGGGCGACTTCGTCGCCGATAGCCCAGCCCAGGGTCGCCCCCAAAAGGCTACCGGGGTTGCTGGCCGTGCGGAGTAGGAAGCGACCGCCGCCCGGAAGCGTGATCTCGTTGTCGGCCTTGTTCCATTGCCACGTGTACAGCAGGCCCATTTCGGCAGCGAGGGAGGTCAGTTCCGCCACGACCGCCTGCCGCAGCATGGGGTACGAGGGCGCCACGATCATGCCCCGGCAACGCGGGTAGGCTTGCGCCAGCAGCAGGGCCTTGAGCGCACCGGCCCAGGTTTTGCCCGCCCGAGCGCCGCCCTGGTAGACAACGGTATCGGCCTTGCTATCCAGGAAGCGGCGCTGTTTCGCGCTAGCTCGGATTACGATCGGCGCTACCGCCATCCTCATCCTCGTAAGGTGCGATCACAATCTGCACCGGCGCGCCCTCAGGGCCGGTGAGCTCGTGGGCCTTGCGTTCGGTCACCACGCCCCTGGCGGCGGCCATATCCTTGCGTATCTGCGCAGCCAACTTGAGCGCGCCGACTTTGGCGTTCGGGTTCTCGCTCTCCCGGTAGGTGCGCAGGGCCTCTCGCAGGTCATGCTGCAAGCCGTCGATGTACTCGGCGGTGGGGTCAACATCCGACACCTCAGCAGCCCGCGCCGCCGCGTACTTTTGCAGGTTGCGTTTGACCGCAGCCGGGGACTTGCCGAAGCTTTTGCCCAGCCCAGTCAGGTTGCGTTCCCCGGCGCACCAAGCCGCCCAGGCCAGGCCCACCCATTCCCCTGTGTCCGAAGCTTTTCGTTGCTGCTCGCTACCCATGTTCCTCACCGCGCAACTGCCGCAGCAGGTCGTCTAGGTCGCCCGTGCTGGCGGCGGTATCCTCAGTGTCCGGGGTCGCTGCCTCCG